CAGATTCAATGATTTCAATCTTATTCTGAGAAACCGCATATCCGTTATAATTCCAAATATATTTAGAATCATTATACTTCTCAGGGATATAAGACTGTGTAATTCGTGTCTTCATTGCTTCAATCTTTTCTGTAATCGGAAGAACAAGCTTTTCTGCTTCTTCAAACTTTACTGGATCGGACAGCGATGCAAGAAGTACACGTTCCCGAACAACCTGCTTTACAAGAAGATCGGATAGTTCTTTTGCAATATCCTCCGGAATTTCAACCTGATCAATTACACGCTGAATCATAAAAGTATATCTCCTTTTCTAATGAAATTAATTCACCTGAATTAACTTCAAAAGTTCCTCACGAATGGAATTAATATTCCGAATATCTTTGATTGTATTTGCAGCACCAATCGAAATGATGTTATTGCCATTCAGAATTGTGAGAACGGCAAAGATGACATACTCGATCGTATCCACTGCAAATAACGCAGGCATGTAATACATATTGATCCACTGCGATAGGAATGATCCAAGTTCCAATGTTTTCATTCGCGGCGTAAGCTCTGTTAATAGTTCTAATAGTCCACGAATATCAGACGGATTTGCATTTGCCCAATTGGATTTAAGAAGCTGGATATCCATTTCATTAAGATGCGTTAGCTTCGCCAGTGCTTCCTGATCAATGGTCTCCATTGGATGAATGGAACCGAAAATATGAATGAGGAAGAATTTTCGAATATAGTATTTTGCCGATTCAAAAATACGTTTGTCGGTTCCAATTGCATATTCCCGATTGAGGATACGTACAAAAAGCTCCATATAAGATTCCATCAGCGTATTCTCTAAATATGGAGATTGTGTCAGCCGAGCATAGTCCGTATACAGTGCATTACTAATGGCTGCACCGACGAGAAGATCATGAAGAATTGGGACACTGATATTCATGACACCTGCTTTATTGTGCGTCACAAAACGATCGATGAACAGATATGTGATATATGTATCCGCTCGACGAAATGTCATGAATGGCAATGTCTGTGTCAATGAATTTGCAGGATTATCATTATAGAGAAGAATGATATTCCCATTTTCAAATTTTGAAATCGCTGCTCTCGATAGAGAATTTGTATACTGCTTCAGCTGAATATAAATTCCTTCAATATCATCAATCGTCAAATGCTTTGCATTCTTAATCAGATCCACAGCTCGCACCATTGGATCACTATTCCCTTGCAACTTTTCACAAATATCTTGAAACACATAACTTGTGGAAAGCTTTGATTCACAAATACACTGAATCATTATAGTCACTCCTTCATATCGTGTCATTTATATAACGAGTACTGCATGATATCCCTTAGTGAGTATATCTCAAGTTCAGATAATACAGCATCGATTCCATCGTATGCAATTGGTTTTCTTTGGAATGATTCCTCATTGATATTTAATTTTGTAAAGTCTGTAATAATTGTTACCAGTGTCTTTGTTAATGGAATGGAATCTTTTCCATTCTCGAGTAGCATTTTGGTTCGAGCTTGTAATTCATTCAAATGATTGTAAATATTTTCAATCGAATGATATTCTCGCATAAGCTTTAATGCGGTCACTTCTCCAATTCCTGGAATCCCAACGATATTATCGGAATGATCTCCTTGGATAACCTTCAATTCAATCCACTGATCTGGTGTTAAGCTATACTTTTCCATCAACCATCCCCCATCAACATACTCTTTGTTTCGGGGGGAATATACATAGACACTATCATTCACTAATTGATAGAGATCTTTATCAGATGAGACAAGAATGCAATACATATCATGATCCATACAATATCGAGATATCATGCCGAGGACATCATCTGCCTCATACTCAACATGATTGATGATTGGATATCCTAGTAGCCCGCAAAGATGAAGAGTGTATTTCATTTGAAATAAAATATCATCATCTTTCTGTTTTCGGTTCGCTTTATATGTTTTACATAGCTTCCGTCGGAATGTCGATTCGCGACTGACATCATTACATATCACGATATAATTTGGATTCAATGCTTCTTTCAATTCGCGCAATTTATAAAAGAATCCTCGAATAGCATTTACATTTTGACCTTTGCTATTGTAAAGTTTTTCTCCATAATATGATTGAAATAGAAAGTTGTTAAAGTCGATGGTAACGACAACTGGTTTTTCCAAAATTCATTCATTCCTTTTCATCATAAAATAAGAGATAAAAAGAGGGGACAAATCCCCTCCTTTTATCTGTTGGATTAGTGTCTCTTATTCTTCTTCTTTGAATTACGACCCTCGACAGGTGAAAGATCGTCATTCTCTTCTACATCTTCCGTATTTTCTGGAGTTTCATCCGACTCCGTATTCTCCGAAACCATTTCGCTTTTATCAGATTCAACTGGAGCATCATTTACTTCCGGTTCTGCAGGAGATGTCGGTGCACTTACTTCGGCGGGAGTTTCATTGGGAGTTTCATTCACAACCGGTGCTTCCGCTGGCGCCTCTGCTGTAGTGGCAGCTTCATAATCCTCAAACTCATCGAATACTCGCGTGATGTTCTGATTGGTCAGAGCATGGAACTTCCCATCATTCGGATTGAGATAATTCACCGTGAGATTCGGTGATGTCTGCAGAATTGTTGCAGCAGTCATACGACCCACCGGAAATGGTTCCGTGATTGGAGCAAGCATTCCCATACGAGGAATGAGACCGTTGCCAAGAACTTGAATTTTTACCATGGATATCTCTCCTTATTCTCAAACTTACAATATATACGTTTGGAGCACGACTTTATATTTTAGTGTTGCTCCCAATATCTTATTTACTCGATCAAACACCCATATCTTCTTGTGTTTTTGGAAGAATATAACTATCTGTAATCAAGTCTGTTTTCAATGCTGCAGCCAATAGATAGGTATTGACGGTATTCAGCGTTGTTTTGTTACGAGGATCATTTGTGAGGGATTCTAACTCAACGTATCCATCCTGCGCAATGGATTTCTCCATCTCACGTTTCATAACCATATCATCGGAACGTGGTCCGTGTAACTCTTGCAGGATTTTATCTGCACCGATCGAGACAAGCATTGTTGCTTCAATATCACTGTTTCGCGAATTCTTATCTTCGTTGATAACCTGTCCTGTCAGCATGGATACCTTTTCATTGTTAATGGTCATACCATTTTTCTTATGAAGCATCTGCTGCGTACGTTTTACATTGTAATATCCAACCAGACATTTTTCTTTCGTAACAACAACATTGTTATGGTCGCGATTTAGATGGGGAAGATAAACATATTCCATGAGTGGAATTTTCAATTCATTTGCAGCATTTTCACAATTCTGCATATCAAGTTTATTTTCATAATCGATGAGCTGGAATGCAAAATTATCCTTTTCATCATCCAAGAATGATTTCATAAATTTTGCAAACTCTTCATCTTTCATAACAGAGAAAATATTCCGATAATGATCGGTATTAATGCCGGTAGGATCCAATTTATCAAAGACGCGATAAATGAGATCTTCTACTTCTTTCCGATTAATAACTTTCATAGGATACCTCCAATCAGATCCGAATCTTCAATGGAATGGATTGCAATTTTTCATTGGATGTTGTGATAATCTTTTCCGTTGGAAGTTTTGATTTCTTCTTATAGGGAGAACTATCGACATCAATAAACAACTCATTCATTTCATCAATTGCTGCAAGAATCGTATAATTGCTGCTATGATCATCGTTTGCTCCATATACATTGCCGCTAATGGTAATGTTGATATAGATTGCAGGGCGATTGTAGTATTTTTGTTTCCGTACCGATAATTCTTTTTTATTGAAATAATAAGACAATTCTTCACATTGCGCAATAATGCGATTTGCCAATTGATTTGGATCTAAATCATCATAATGACTATACAGCAATTCTCGAATATTCAATCCTAATTGTGGAATGGACGGATAGGATCCTGGTGTTGCAAATAAAATCCATGTAATGATATTTCGAATCATCTCTGGCGTTTCGATAATTTTATTATTCCCATATTCATCAACCGTTAAAGATCCATCATACCCCAATCGATTTCCATCAATTGCCATAAACAAATCACCTCTTCCGAGCGTATTATAACTATGGGTTCATCATAGAATAAAAAAGGAAGGAGGGAATTCCCTCCTTCCTAAATCTACTGACCAAACTTAATCATCGATTTGACACGTCGTTTCAATTCCACTAATACCTTTCCGGTAGCAAGTAGGAATTCGGAAGATTTTGTCATACGACGTGAAATGGTTACTGGGCTGCAAAAAACGTCGACATTCTCATCAGGGCGGAATTCCGAATATGGTTCATATCCTTCGGGACATACTTCTGAGATGACTTGTTTATTTGCAGAGTAAAGTGCAATCTTGTCGCCAACACCGCAAGTATCACCATGCTCGATATAGAACTCGATCAGAACATCAATGCCCTTATGCTTCTTCACCATGTTATATCGGTTTACTAACGGTGCGGTGTTATCTGTAACAAGATATCCAGCATGAATTGCTCCATCCGATGGATCGAATGATTTGAGATATTCTTTCTTCTTATTTCCTTTATCGAAATATTTCTGAACAATATCTCCGAGAGAATCCGACAAATTTGATGGATCAAGTCGCGTATATACTTTGATGTCAATGATCTTGCCAGCATGACGAGCTTTCACTTCGTTGTTGATTTCTTCCTCTAACATTTCACGATCACTTTCATCACTTAACTTTGTTAAGTACTTCATGATCTCTTTGTCATCGAAAGAATTTGTGAATTTCATCAATGCATCACCAATGACGACATGATCACCAATCTGTTTCATTTCAAGAATATTGGATCCTGCTTTGAACGTAGCTTCCTGTTTATAGACAATTGCTGTTTCCAATTTTCGTCCAAATTCTTCAGTAATGAAACCAGCATCTTCATAGGTATTGTATGTATTTAGGAATGCAACTTTTGCCAATGGGCCCATGGAATAGCGAAGACCAGTAAGCGGAGAATAGTTGAAATATTTTGGATGATATGCCAGAATCGCATTTGCTTTGAACTTTGCACCAACCTTTGTTAATGTCGGTTTCAATGTATTGGACATGTAGAATCCGCCACCAGAGTTCTTAACAATATCATGATTCAAATTAATTGCCTGATGTTTCCCAGACTTATATTTGACCATAATAAATCCAGTTTCTTCATTGACATCAACAACTTCTCCATCTTCTTCGGCATTGATAACGAAGTCATTGGAAAGATGAAATTGAACTGCTTCGTCAAATCCATTTGAAATTAACGATGCTTGTGATCCAACAGTTGGGACAACGTGACCTGATTGTTTTCCGGCAATTGCTGTACGTACTGGGTCATCTTGTCGTACTGCTCCGGGGGTTAATAGTTCAATTGGGTCGAATACATTAACATCTTTGAATGTATCAACATCATCGACAGGATCACGATATCCGCGGGCATTCCGAATGTTTGGCTCTGCCGTCAAATATCGGTTGATACCAACGTTTCCATCAGGAGATGTAGACATTGACAACTTTCCAATGGCAGTGGGATCGTATGCTCTTTTCTGCTTATCGTATGCATACTCTGAGTTTGAACCACGATATCCTTTCATGGAAATTACATGGGTTTTTGTCATCTCTGAAGATGGATTCAGTGTTGAGTATTCATCCACAGTCTTTTCTTGAATGAGTTTTGAAATCAACGCTTCTCGCTTCAATGTCATCGGTAATCGTCCACCAGATTTCACGTGAGCTTTATATTGTGCAGCTATCAGTGAATACAACATCGCCGGAATGATTTCAATCGATCGTGTGCGGAAGGAATAATCATATACCTTTGATACTTTTTTGTTATCGGAAAGAAGTTTTGTTGCATGGATACAAAGATCGATGATATTCGTTGGAAGAAGGAGATCTTTACAAATATCAACGGTAATTGGATCCATCATAAATTCATAGAAGTTATACAACTCATTCATTCCGTTGTATGTACCAAAGAGTGTCTTAATATAATCGGCAACACTTTCACGGTCATTCAGTGAAGCAAACTCCATCTGATCCAAATTCAATTTGTTCAATCCGTTCAAGAGAAGCTCAGCAAACATCTTCTTCTCATACGCAAGAATACCATCTTTGAATCGGAGATAATAACGACTGTTGTCGGTTGGAATCTTCTTTACACCATCCATGAATTCGTATTTGATGCCCATGTGTTTCAAGAGCTCTTCGAATCCAACCCAACTGGTGATGATAATTGCCATTGGTACAAAGATGCCAGCCATCTTAGCTTCTACATACATGGATTGTTTTGGAGCTTTGATGGATTGTAGAATCTTCTGTTGATCTTCGGAAAGATTTGCAGCGATAATGTCATAGATACTACGATCTTTTTGATCCAATCCACTATCTTCATTGATGAGGATTGGTGTATCATTTTCCCATCCAATGAAGAATTCATCTCCCTTGATATCATGGGGAATTCGGTCCATAAGATTGGATTCAATATATTTTCGTGAAAAGAAAATGTGGCATGTTTCCGTTTCGAATTTAAAAATTCGACGAGCAAATTCATCATATTCCAATGTGGAAATATAACGATCATTATCCTTTGTTGAATCGCCTGCAGTGAAGAGAGGACTGTTTGTCTTTCGAATGAACGAAAACAGTTTTTCGACCGGAGACAATGATTTAGTTGCCTTTCGTGTAATGGTCACCTTGTTGAAATTTGTTGTCATGATGACGGTATCATCCGTATCTTTTACCAGCGGATTGTAGAAATTTTGTTTCAGAATGATATACTTATTTCCACCAATAATCATATATTTATTCTGATAGAATTTTGGTACATCAATACTGATGGTGGAACGTTTTTTATCTCCATTCGTTAGATGAACATGCCATGTTTCTTTTACATCTTCCGGCGTTGATGTATCTTCAATCTCGACACCAGTAATGTAGAATGGATTATTCTTGTCCTTTAACATATCGAAACAAGAAACCATATCCTTATGGAATAACTTGGACAGA